CTGGACTCAGACAAAACAATTTGTTCACTAGGGGATAGTGTCTAGCACAACATTACAATCAAAACAGATAGAACTTACAACAAAGTTGACACTATTCTTAATTGCGACCGAATTAAATTCATCAAAATCTATTGACCTCAGGGCTGAACACGACCAAAGGCTCTAGAACGCTTAATCCACCCCGTGGGTGGTTCGTCGTACTAGACAAAATGATCGTGACTCTGTAGTTGTGATACAGAGCGACCACCCAAAGGGTAGTTATTCTCGGTAGAATAAAATGATACGTCTGACGTCGCTTTATGAGCTAATCAGACTTAGAATTTAGGGTTGATTTTGGATCCGGGTGATGCGTGGAGCACCAACCAGGTAGCCGAAGGAGAAGTCATCAGCGGCTGCCTCATACAGTACATAAGCACCGAAGCAGTTTCTGATTCCTCCTGCAAATTTTGATGCGGGAGAGACCGGCGTAGCCTTACCAGAAAGGTAGTCGTAGAGTGGTCTGTCCATTCCCCGGGGATCCTCCGAACGGCGAACGCGCACCCTGGCGCGCCTCATAAGAGGTCCTTCTTCGGATGCGATGGTGTTCTCACCCACAAGGGAGATAGGCATCTGCCCATAATACGGGACTTCAAACTCAACGGTCCCATTCAGATCTGGGTACACATAGTGTTCAAACACCGCTGTCGTGTCAGTGGACACGAAAGTCCCGACTGTAGGGCCAGAGACAGCACCGTTCTCGATGATTTTCCAGTCCCTCTTGACTATCATGGGGTCCTGGACGCGAACTGCGTCGTACTCGAAGGAGTCCGCAGCTTGTTTATATTCAGTGCGGTTCGCGTCGTCGGCAGTAGCAGCGCGGAAACCAAATTGGGTCCCCTTCAGGCCGTTCGTCGCAGGGTTCACCACCTTGTACCTTCGCCCGCCACGGAAAAATCTGTACAAGTACGAAACGTAGTACAGAGGACACCGTGTTGGGTAATGGTTCGCAACGTTGAAAGTGCTTTCGCCGATGGTGCCGTCCAACGCGACTCCCAGAGGTAGAGTCTCATTCTGCGCCGTCACGACTTGTATACCAGTAGCCTGCCCGAAGTAACACGGGTCCAGAGCCAGCTCGTTGAAGAGGTAGTCATCATTGGACAGGTCAATCGGACCTGGATAGCACCATTGAGAGCTCTGGAAATCCTTGTAGGGATATGGCTGGCCTCGTGAAGTTATACCGAAGCGCTTGATGAGCTGCCGCAGGGAAGTGATTTTCTCTCCCATGCACAATTCTTCGGCCCCAGTTGGACTCATGTGTGGCATCGGGAAGGTGTCGCTTGCAGTATTTGTGACTTGCTCATTGTGCTCGACCCCTTTAGAAGTCAAATTGAACACCTGAGCTTTCCACGTGCTCGCAGGAATGTCCTCCTCATCGGGCTCGTCGGTCCTCGCAGTGTAGGACGCGATAACGTAGTTGCCAAAATCGGGAACTGCGAATGCGATATCGTCCCCACCAGAAATCCACATGCTGAAAGGGCACGTGGAAGAGACAGAGTCTGAGGCAGCGCGCAGTTCAGTCAGCACCGTCACAGTGATGGAACCGGTGGAGAACTTCTCCTTCCGCCAGTTGTTGACGTCTGCGGAATTAGAGACAAGTGTTTCCTTCCAAGGCACATTGGACACGTAAGGGATCTCGAACTCCAGCTCGGATGACACCGACAAATCGAGAATCCAATTATACGCGTTCTCAGCGACAGTACCAGCGTTAGCCTGGTCGCCGTAAATGCCCGGGTGGTAGGTAATCCGAAGACGCCCGGAGTGGAAGGCAGTTTTCGCAACCGCCAGCCTGTATTTGAGAGTCCCTCGCCAGTACCTAAACATTGAAGTTAGGAACCCGAGGGTGGTGGGCTGCAAATTTGTTGGACCACCAGCAGCCATACCAGGCGCGACGGAGTTGTAGTGCAAGACTGTCCCAACTGCGTCTGACACGTCCCAAACAAGATCGTCCTCGAAAATGCAGGACTTGGAAGCAACATACTTCAGGTCCATCTCGTCGACATCTGTGGAGAAAATTCCTCCGTCGTACGTGAGCCCGTTGTCTGGCATAGCGCCCAGCTTGGTGGACAAGTCAATTCCGTCGGCGTTGGTGTAACCCTTGGCCGGGACGTTGATATACGGACAATTCTTGTCCAGATTGGTAGGCTTGTTCCAACCTACAGCCTCCGCTGCGCCACCAATGGCCCGGGAAACCCATTCCACTGGTCTCAGCCATTTGCCAAGCAGTGGAAGAGCCCCCCCAACCATAGATGCCGCACCGGCGACTGTATTTGCAACTCCTGAAATAGGCGGCCCCGATGTTGAAATGTGCTCCTCAGAGCCCCCAACTTGAGCCCTCCAGACCTCCTCATCACTCGCCACTGTCGGAACAGTTATGGGCTTGGACGTGGGCATGGCCAACTCAATGTCCTCGAACCACGCAAAGATACTGAACGTGGCCCCATTTGCGACAGGAGCCGTGCCAGTCTGGATGGCATTGATCGGAACGATGTTGAGCTCACCCATACTTGAGTGAGTGTCGATCAGGTTGTAATGCGACAGCGGAGCACAATAAGGAATCTTAATCTCCACTGGGGCATTCGTTGCAAGATCAATTTCAACGCCAGGAAACCCTGTGGTGTTTTGGAGGTTGGAAATGATTGAGCCCCTGTTTGAAATACTATCGAATGGGGCAAAGAACATCCAATACTTCCCACTCATGAAAGGAGTGGCGTTGAAAACGAGCTTGACCTTGACATTTGCTCGAAAGAAAGTGAAGTAGTCCAACTTCTTTACGACATTGGCCGACGTCTTGAGGATCACGTCCGGAAACTTGAGAGTCACAGACGTGAACGAGGCGTTGAATTCGCCATTCCGGACGTTGACAGGACGTTGCAAAATTGCATGAATATCATGCAACTTTGAGTCCTCGGCCATTCGGGTCCAAGCAGTCGTGGACGACATCATCGGCTTCTCATAAGTTTCGACGTTGACATCGTCCACGAACTTGGTAACTTGCTGAATCTCAGTTTCAGGACCCAGCTCAGCCATGTTGTCATGTACTTGAGACATATTCTTTTCTTGATTTGCAGCAATCGATTGAGTTAGCTAACTTTCAGCCGCTCGATTAAACGGATCTGATCTAAAGCGCCGGGTTGGTAGCCTGGATTTTAGGCGGCACACACCAACCAGTAGAGTCTTGAAACTCTCCGCCCTTCAATAAAGAAGACCGAAGACCGGGCTTTGCTGCTCACACCTTGCGGCGATTAGTGTGAGCCCCTAGCTTCGGATTTAGTTACAAGCGGCTGCCATACGGCCGTACTTCTTAGCCTCGACAAACCGATATTCGTCGTAGGTCAAGAAGAGTGGGCGCGTCTGGAACCCGCGTGTGGCCTGTCTGTACTTATCAGTCCAGTGTTCAAAGACTTCACGACCGTGCAGAGAGAGCTCAAACGCGGACGTTTCCATGTTCTCAATAGTCTTCTCCTCGCGGTCAAAGTCTCCCCTGACCCAATTGATCATTTCGAGCACAACAGAGAGGTCCAGTGGGGCAACGTACTGATGTTCTTCTGCGTTCCACTTGAAACCCCTCTTGAGGTATCCGATCTCGTCAAGGCGGCGATAGGGGACCATGTTGCCGGATTTCGTTTCGTCAGTGTAGGTCATGCCAATCTCCTGGTAACCATCAGCGATCGTCAGTTGGTTGAAATGATCAATGACAGTGTCAGAGATATTCACGCAGTTGTCGTCACCGTAAGACACCATAGCGACGTGATTGTTGAAGGCCTTCATCGTTCTGTACTCTTCAGGCATGACAGTCAACCACACGTAGCGCATGGAGATGGAGTTATAAAGCGAGTTGAGGATCGCTGTGATCGGGCAGCCGGACGGTTGAGAGTGAGTCCACAAATAGACGTTGTCATCACAAACGTGTACGGAATTCACAATCTCTCTCCAGAGGACACGTCGGATCTGCGCGTTCTCCTCGCCATCATCGTAGAACTTATTGATGATTTCAACGATTTCAGCGAGAAGCTCGAGCACCAACGTGCCATCGAAGTTGGAGAAGTCTCCAGCAATTACTTTGTCACCTTTGCTGCAAAGCCTTTCGGCAGTTCGCGTCCAATCCAAAGAGTAGACATTGGTCCCAATTGAGATTTCGTTGTCTATCCTATTTTTGGCGCAATGAGCAGCAAAGCCGAGAAAGAATTTTCTAAAAACCAAAGTGAAAACCATTGGTCCGGCAGCAAACACCCGAGTTTTGGCGAACATCACCTTTTCAAGAAGACGTCGCTCGTCTTTCAAGGTGTCAGTCCAAATAGTTGGAGTCCGCTTGTTGTTCTTTGCGTTCTCTATCATCTTGGCCATCTCCTTCTTGATCTCGGGGTCAAGCTTATACTCCTCGCTCCCAAGCCACTTTGTCTTTCCTGGCATACCCTTCTTATCTTTTGTGAGAGGGAACCCAGGAGACGACTTGCGGTTAATGGGTGCTAGAAATGGATCATCCTCAACACCTGCCACCGCTTCTTCGTCCGTAAGAACTCGAGCGTGGTTGGGATCGGGGAGAGTGTTCACGATGCGCTCCACGTCGTTTATCGCAATCGCGAGACGCTCACTGTCGAGTGAGGGCGGAATCTTGCCAGCCTTCTTCAGTCCTTGCTGCATGGGGTCGACGCGCTTACCGTCAACGTTCTTGGGGCGCAAGGCACTGGGTGCAGTCGTGGGATCAGTAATGAGACCGTGAACAGTACTCGCGCGCAGTGCAGTCTTAGATGGTGAAGCCACTTTGTAAAGCGCCTTGCCGACGGGCACGAAATCTCCTTCAGGAAGGTCTATCTTCTCGCCAGCAACAGGAGCCCTCAAGAGAGGGTCTAAGCAGAGACTCACTTGCGCATCCATGCTGATTGAGGCAAGTCCACGCTGAATGTCCTCAATGTTAAGAGGGGAGGACATGCCCATGCCAATGGCTCCAGCCACGTGAACTCCAATGATTTTACGCGCCAATCCTGCATGGACACCCATCAAAATTGCTCCGCAATCTCCGTCTTTTGTTTCCAGATTGTACTGGTACGAAGAGCGAAGCCAATACTTGTTTCCAAGGTTGTCGTCGTAGTCACGCGCGATGTTGTTGGACCTCACTTGTCCATAGCGCATCATAACCACGCCATCAGCAGGAGACAAAAGACACCCATTCACAGTGTTGAAGCGAGTCATTTCTGTGGAAGTGGCGATGCTACCAGTGATGTCCGCATGATCGTGTATGGACTTGGGGAAAACTAGTAAGGCTTGGTCTTTGAAAACACCATCCTTTCCAGTAAGTTGAACCCACTTCATCTTTTTAGTGGGAACAACGTGGCCCTCACGGACAGTGGCGTTGGAAATGCGCACTTCTTCGGACCCCTCCAAGTAAGGAATGAGATGTCCAGCCGTAAGGGCAACACGTCCCACGATGAAACACATCTTAATGCGAGCTCCCCAGGCGCCATCCTTCTTTACATCGACATTATACATGTTGTGTATGATCTTTCTGGAGACCTGAAGAGCATTTGGATCTGAGAGCAACTGAGCCTCAATTTTGTCTTCACTAATGACTGGCTCATAATCGTCACCTACTTCATCAATCTCCACCACAACGTTACTTTTCTTCTTTGTGGTGGGGTCGCCTGAGCCTGTAAGTTCTGTGTGGATAGTCTTCTTCTTACGAGTGTGGACATCTCCAGACCCAGTCAGCTCGGTGCGCATGCTTGCAGGTTTACGAGTGTGTACATCTCCGGACCCGGTCAGCTCGGTGCGCATGCTTGCAGGTTTACGAGTGTGTACATCTCCGGACCCGGTAATCTCGGCGACGGCCTCAAAAGGTATAAAGCGCATCTTATGGCCACGAAGGACCTCAAATCCGCTCTCACCATTGCGCTCGCCAAAACGCACACCAACTCCAGCACGGTCACATTTACCACATATCTGCGGGTAGTGGATAGATTCCTCCACGGACTTGATAACGTGAGTGTGTTCGTAAATTTCGTCACACCACATACAATGGTGCCGATGGAGTGTACGCTCTCCGCGGGCTAGTCCCTCGTGATAGTGGTCAAGGGGCGGACCGCTCGCTACATTCTTAGTGGCCTTCATGTACTGTCCGATGCCGAACGCAAGAAACGGGACGAGAGCCAACGCAATAGAAATGTATGGGTGGTTCTTAATCGCGTCCGCTACGCGTGTGCAAAAGGACTTGACCTTAGTTAGCCAGCCATTGCTTTCCGAACGCAGTCGCTCAACAATTTTGCGACAATGGCGAACGGTGCACTCACGGATGCCCTCGAGCAGGTCTCCAAGAGAGAAGAGGAGCATGTGGTCCTTCTTAACCATCTGCTTCAATTTCCTCGCAGCGTCATCTGTCCAGAGGCGCTCTTGGTCACAGATCATTTCAGTCCACTCGACCTGAATTTGGTCCCAGGTCTTGTACTTGTCACCATCATGTCCGGCACCCATAAGCACGCTAAAGTCATCGAAAGCGGGCTGAGTGTCAGGGTGAATCAACGAGCGGATTTGAGGATAGATTTCAAAGAACTCGTCAATTTGTCGACCAGTCCAACCAGTCAACCCCTGGAGCTCAATGAGTTTTGCCTCTGCGTCCAAGTCGCGCAGCCACTGTTCCTCTTCTGAAGGAGTCAGAGCCTGAGCACTCAATGGCATCTCGGCATACTCCTCCAGGAAGTCCTTCATGGTAGTGGACTTCTCAAACCTGTCCTTATATTTCTCTATCACAAGATGCATGAACTCATGGTAAGAGAGAGGTTCAGTATTGATGAGGCGACCAGTCAAAGGATTCCGCAGCAGAATGCTATAAACACTCAAGGACGGTTTCGGCGACCCGGTAATACGCTCGACCTTCTTAGTATCGAGGTATATCTTGCCGTCTTCACCTTGCAATCGAAACTGTGGCCTAACTTGGACCTCTCCAACGAGGTCGAAGCGACGGCGAACAGCCTCTTTACAGGCGATGGACTCAGGCCTAATCTGGTCAACACTCACGTTCGACGTGCAAATAATAGCGCGAGAGTTGAAGTAAGTTTTACTCTTCTCCTCTATCGTCGCCATGTGCAGAGGGTACGGGGCTAGGTTTCCGGTCCGGATAACCTCCATAAACTCTGGATTTGGCTTGCCAGCAGTGTCCACAATTTGTGCAAAGTCGTCATAAACAACGACACGCTGGTTTTTATAACCATCCCAGAAGTCTTGTTCCACGTTCCGCATGTAAACTTCGCGAGTGGGGTCCTTCTTGCCTGCTGCAGTGACGGGAATACCATCAACCTTCAGTATGTCAGTGGCGAGAGGCCACATCATGCCGGACTTACCGACACCCGACGTACCATGAAGGTAAATGACAATAGGCTCGATACGGGGCCCAGCACGAAATGCCCCACTAGCGGTTGCTTTCTCGTACAAGTTCTTCAGAACGGCCCAATGTGTATTAAACGGGCCAAGAATTTCTCGAGGAGCCTTCGACTCTACAGCCTTCTGCGAGAAAATCAATCCCTGCCGATAGAGAGACTCCAAATACGAGCACAGCTCGCTATCACGAGCGATCTCATCGGCAGTTTTCAATCCCACAAGCTGTTGAATGTCACCAAACCACCTGGAGATGCCGTCCATGTACATTTCCAACTCCTTAGTTTCCGCTGGAAGACCAGTCTGCCATTCAAAGATCTTGTTCAGCACAAAGCTGATCAATCTCTCCAGGCCGGACCACGCAAAAGTGAGACCGCGCACGAGGCCACCAAGCTTTGTAACGCCGGCGACACATTCGTTAATCTCTGACTCACGCGGAATCTTCTTCATTAGCATGGTGCCTCCCATAACAGCCAACACGGTGGTAAGGGAAGCAATGGGGTCTATATCCGCCGCCTGAGCGAAGAGACCTCCACGAAGGAGTTGACTGACGGTCTTGAAATGATCCTTGACCTTAGTCCACGCGTCCTGTGCCAACTCAGTAGAAACCCCACTTGTGACTAAAGCGTCAATTATGAGCGGGGCGACGACTCCGGGTCGAAATTTCGAGCAAACCATAGCCACCAACTTACAGCACAATGAAGTGACTATCTTGATGGCTGACATCTCGACGTTGAGACTCTTGAGGAGCTTCGTCAACTGATCGGCAAGGCCATTGAGGGCATCATCAGTATGATGGTTGATGTCAATCCCAAACAGGGCTTGAGCACGAAGAACGACCACGGGGGAAAGACGTGTCCACATCACCCTGAAATCAGGATCTAGCATGTTCACACGAACAGTAATGTCGTATTCAGCAAGCTTAATGGGAACGTCGCGTAGTCGTCCGCTAGTTCGGTTGAAAAGGGGAATCACTCTGTGAGTGCCAAAGTGTTCCACCAATCGAGTGAACTTCGAGTCCTTGGCTGCAAAGTTGGACTCTTTGACTAACTCCTTGAGAATCGTGCGCTTCTGGGCGTTGTTGCGCGCACGTTCCTTCAGTTGTTCAATTTGCATTTGAGCAAAACGAGTTCCAACCTGGGCCTTCATCTTGAAGTCCACAGTGTCTTGAATAATCGGGGTAAATCGTCCACCACCATGAGCACTCCATGCGTGATTATTAGCACTCTCCAAAGATTTGAAGAGGCGATCAGGGCACAAAGTGCAGCCGAGGGGTCCAAAGTAACGACAACTGAGCATGTGCTCGGCTGCGTTCTCACCAGTGACCTTCTTCCTACAGTAGCAAATGGCAGAGCCAGTGCAACCAGAGTTGGCTAGGTGTTGAATGATGGCTTTCCTTGTCGTATGTCCTTTCTTGCAGTGATGGCAAACTGTCAAATTCGTATAAAGAATGGTAGGCTTGATTGAATCCATGGTAGCAAGGTAGAATTTCGTCTAGTACTATTGCGGAGCCTATATTTGATACTCCTTTTCCTAGATATACGTACGATGTACATAGAACTCACGCTGCTGGAGTTGCTAATTCCAGTGAGAGACAATTTCTATGCACAAAGACTTGTTCCACTAACTCCGTACTATATCTTTCGGGAGCCTAGAACATGTTCAAGGCGATCTATTCAATTCCAAAATCAATATTCATCGGTCATTCTCGCGAAACATACCATGAGATCTATAACTTGCATGCAGCGGTTAATAAAAGGTCCGACTAGTACTCCTATTTCCAGTACCTCGCAAGGCTGTACTATAGAAATACGTAGGTCTAATCACAGTATGATTCCAAAACGTTATCAAAGTGTTGAATTGTTTTGTTGAGTAGTGCTACAGGGTCTAGCCCTGGTAAATGTGCGACCACTAAATAAAGTGGGAAACTATTTAACGCATAGGTGCGGTAACTATTTATCGGATAGGTCCGTCAAAAA